CCCGGGTACGAGCGATTCGGTTGGTCTGATGATGATCTCGGTCCTGATCTTTCGTCAACCAAAGCAAAGCCAAAGAGCCCCAAGAATACGGCAAACAACACTGATGATGAATTGGCGGATCTCAAGCCAATTCCTCCGGACCCAGAAATTGAAAAGATGATGAAAGAGATCTTCGGTAGCGATATCATGAGTAAGGTTCGTCCTACTCAGGGAAAGAAGACTCTTAAGATCCGCGGGGCTAACAACGCAACCAAAGCGCATGATCTTGCAACGATTGTTACGATGGTTGAGGAAGCCGTTCAGGAAGCACTTGAAGAACTCAATGTACTTTACGAGGAAGAAGATTATCAAGAAATGGTTGATGAAGAAGAATCAATTCAGATGATCATGGAAGCACTTGGTCGTAAGGGATATGAATATGACGAAGATGGCGAAGTTGAATACGATATCTATGTGTATACTGACTTTGCAGTCGTAGAGTTTCCAAGAGCATCGTATCGAGTACCGTATCGCATTGAAAAGGGTGATGTTGCAATCGGCATGCCATCAGAGTGGATTCGAGTAACTGAGACGTGGAAAGATGTTCCTGACGCGCCGACGTTCTCAGAAGCAGTAGCTCGGAATCAGATGGACGCCGTCAAGTCAACTGCGCAGATGCCTTGGAGTGATGAAACACTGGAATATACTTGGGATGATGATGAGGATACTGTAGCGGATGAAGACGTTGTAGCAGAGATGAAGTCAATCGGCGAAGCCATCAAGATGCTTGACGATGGAACAGTGATCGCTCAGGCTATTCGGTTTGGTTCGCCAGCGGAGACTGATATCAGTGAATTCCGGGATTACTTCACCAAATCTACGAACTTCTGGTTGACAGAATGGCAAACACGTCCTATGCTATACGATCATGCAACGGATTCTCAGACACGTGATGATCCGGTTGTTGGTCAGTGGGTCAAGGCGTGGACAGATGAAGCAGGGGTATGGCTGAAAGGACAGCTCAACAAGGCCCATAAGTATGCAGAGGCTATCAAGGAACTTGCAAAGATGGGGTTACTCAAGCTTAGCACGGATTCCGCGCCGCATCTTGTCATCAGGGCTAGAAATAGTAACGGAACGCACGAGATCAAGAGATGGCCGATCGTTGCTGCATCATTGACCGTGCAGCCAGCAGAGCCGCGACTTCCCGCTGTCGAGGTAAAGACAACGACCAAGAAGAAGCCCAACCATACCCCTACATCGATTGACACCCCGTTGTTGTTGAAGTTGGTTGATGATATCCAAAAGTTAGGAGAAACGGAATGAAGACTCCACGGGATTATGCACAGGACGCTCGGGACGCGCTGAATCGTGGCGACTATCAAGAGGCGAATCGTCTGGTTGAACTCGGTAAAGCCGCCAAGGCTATGATCGATCTCGACACGTCAACAACGATTGGCCAGAGATTGAAGTATCCGGATACGACGACGACCACCACTGGCGAGCGTGAGATTCAGGATATTGCCGTCAAGACGTGGTATCAGAAGCGGTTTGGCGACGCATCGGCTGTCTCAGAGCAGGTCGCGAAGGAACTGTACGGGGATACCCTTCCTCGTGTGAGTCATGCCAAGCACGTAGACTTTGTTCGGTTTATCAAGACCGGGCAGCATCAGTACGGTAAGATGCTTCTCTTCTCCGCGAATCAGATTGACGATATGCTGGCCAGTGGGTCGTCGATCAGCGAGATGAAGGCAACGCAGGTTGAATCGCAGGATACTCTCGGTGGCTACTTGGTTCCTGAAGACATCCGAGAGCAGATCGTGGAGCGTCTTGCTGGCATGACCGTGATGCGGCGCATGGGGAACGTCATGACGACGACTCGTGATCGTGTCACGATGCCAGTGCAGACTGGTGGTGATGATCGATTCCGTGGCGCGACTCGAGCTGCGTGGGTTGATGAAAGCCCGACCGCATCGCAGAGCGAGACCAATGCCACGTTCGGCAATATCACGATCAACGTGCATACGCTCATGGCGAACACCAACATCTCCAAGAATATCCTTGAAGACTCTGTAGGGGCGTTGAACATCGTTTCGATCTTGACGCGCAACTTCGCTGAGGACTTCGGGTTCTACGAGGACGAGGCGTTCTTGATCGGGAATGGTGTTGCCAAGCCGCTTGGTATCCTCAAGGATTCGACAACTGGCGGGCCGAATGTGTACTCGTACGGCACTGTAGCAACGCAGAACTCCGGCAATGGAACCGCTTTGACGGCAGATGCATTCAGATCAATGCCATATACTGTGCCAGTGCAGTATCGGCAAGCTGGCGGGTTCTGGGTGATGTCCCGTGGAACGCTGCGGACCATCAAGCAGTTTAAGGAGAGCGGGACCGCTGGTGCGTATCTGTGGGCAGATCGTATTCAGCAGATGCAGAACGGTCAGCCGCCACGTCTTGAAGGCTATGACATCATGGAAACCGAGGTGTTGGCTTCACCTACGTCGGGCACTACGTACACGGCGAACGTGTACCCAGTCTTGTTCGTAACACCTGGTGCGTATCAGGTCGTTGAGCGGGCCGGGATGGACATTGTTCGATACGACGACTCGACCACGGGTAAGACCAACAGCATTGCACTCGTGGCGCGGCGGCGTGTGGGTGGGCAACTGGTTCGGCCATGGGGTGTGTCGGTGATGAAGGTCAGTGCCTGATATTACGAGGAGATATCGTCCATGAAGCGTACGTTTGGTGAAAATGCAAAGGTTACCCCTCTTGCAGGTGGTTCGTTCGTCAACAACACCTACGGTGGCACTGGCGCCCCAGTCTTCGCCGGAGACTACAGCTACCACGCTATTGTCTTTACCGGCACGATTGGGAATGTTGGCACGCTCTTTGCCTACGCTCATACGACAGCGACTGGTGGTGGTACGACTGCCATCGGCTCAATCGTCTTCGGGAGTAGCAACGTGGGCGCGGTCATCTACGAAGTAGCAACACCTGTTCTGACCGGGATCGGCACGCTCTACCAATTCATCTCCGGGCAGATCAAGGTTGAAGCGGGTGGCACGTTGGGTGGTGGTCTTGCTGTGATCTCGACGAATCCAGTGAGCGCGCCGACGTCATCGGGCTCGTGGGCAGGGTTTGGGTCGCAGTACAACTAAACTGCTGATCGAGACAACACGTCAACAACATATGCACACCGTGGATGATGGGGTATAATTCCGTTATTCACGGTGTGTGTGTGTATAGTAAGGATGTTCAGCATGTCATACGTACTTTCAAACACTCCAATCATCAACGTATGGATGGACACGTCTTTTCTGTTTGACGAACTTCCTCATACGACAAAGTCGTTTATTCCTGTTGAAGTGTTCTCGCTCGTCTCTATCCCGAGACGATGTTTAATGTTCAATGTTATGACTGAAATGGGATCTCAGCATGCTCGAGTACCGATTCAGTATTTATGGAACACGAAGCCAGAGCCTAGCACACCGGTATATCCTTTAGATTGGTTGCAGTTATGGGATTCGTTTTCCCCGTATCATACCGTTGTACGGCTAGACTATCTCAAGAACTCTGCATGCCGAGTCATCATGAAGAACAAGGCAGAAGTGTCGGGAACGTATATATTCACTGTAGATTGGTGCGAAGGAAACGATCATCCGTTTGGTTACTCCGAGAAAGCATCAGGGCATAAGTGCGCTCACGTTATAGCACTGGAAAACGGGCAGATAGCGGCGCAGCCCAACAATCGTGTTATCTGGTCAGATGGTGGTGCTTGGATAGGGGTGCCGTTGACGGGTCACAAACAGTGGAAAGTATTCTCTCGGGAATTCTCTTGTGAAGCTATGGGATGGAAGTGGTATACGGGAAGCGAGGAGCTGGTGTACTATCCGTTCACAACACACGACGACGACACTATCTCAAGTATTGAAGGATAATGATATGGCGCATAGTGCCGGAACACCAGTGTACGATTTAGGAGATTATCTTTCCATTGACGGAACGTTTCATGACACAAAAGCCAACAAGTTTGTTGACCCAACCACGGTTGCGTTTTCGTTTCAATGGTACGTCAACTCGGGAACGCGGTGGGTGTATGGAACATCGGGGAGTATTACGCGTTTAGCACTAGGAAGTTACCGGGTTAATTTCCATCTTGATAACCCCGGGTATTTGGCGTGGAGATGGGAAGGAACGATGGGGACACTCAGTAATGTCGATACCGACCGTGTGTTTATTCGGTACTCAGAGGTGTAGCAATGCCGATCAATGATGCTCCTCGGTATGTCACGCTTACCGACATGAGACGGTATATTAGTGCGCATACGAACTCAATCAATACCGACGAGGATGATCTTATTACGGACTGCATTGTCAGTGCTGAGTGGCAGATTGACACATACACTCGGCGGGTATTTGTTGCTGTTCCCGGGACGAGATATTACTCTCGATTTACGGGAATCGTTCAGGATAATGCATTGTATCTCGGGGACGGAGAAGATCTGTATGCATTACCAGTCAATGGAACTGTTTATAACGGGGATGGTCAACTGTTTCCTGTTGGATCCATCTGGCTTGAACCAAGGAATGAAGGGCCGCCGTTTAAGATCATTCGACTCAAATCGTCGTACGCGTGGTCGTGGAATACTGACGACGAGATCAAGATCCCGGGAACATGGGGATGGTCGTTGACCGCTCCGCCGCCCATTCAGAGTGCAACACGGGAACTGGCTATGTACATCTATCGAAGCAAAGATGTTACTCCGAACGACATGGCCGGGTTCGATCAAGCTGGCGCCATACAGTCTCCTCGTGGCATGCCAGAGACAGTACGACGTCGCATTGAACCCTATCGATCTCGGAGTGGCGGCGTGTTGTAGATGTATTTATGCACTCTCAATGGAGTATTCCTCAAATATCGTATTCAACTGACGATTGACGCGGATGAACGTAGTACGTTTTGGAAGTTCTTCAATGCTTGACGCCCCTACGTACGTACAGCACGAGCGCAATCCTCCTAGAATCTGACGGATAG